CGAAATAAAAAGCATTTTTAACAGTGCAAGATCCCTAACAATAAATGAAATTAAATATCCTTCAAATATTTTTGCTTCGTGGTCTTTAGAAGAACTTGCAGATATTGGCATTTATGAAGTTATTCAAGATACAAGCAATCTAAAAAATAAACAATATTGGATAAATACAAATCAATCTTTTGATTGGGATGGATCAGAAGTTACATCATCTTATGGTGAAGCTACTGCTAGAGATCTTGAAAATAGCACAGATCCAGAAACTGGAGTTGTAACTTATGGCCTAAAATATAATCACTGTAAGATTATTGACAATCAAGCATACAGTTTATTACAACCAAATGATTGGTATGTAATTAGAAAACAAGAAGCTGATATTGATATTCCAGATGATTGGTCAACTTACAGATCTGCTGTTAGATCCACAGTTTCAGATATGCAAGAAAAAATAAATGCTTGTAGCACAGTTGAAGAATTAGAAGCCTTATATGTATATACAAATACTGGCACAGAAGAAAAACCAGTTTATACAAGACCAATGGGCGAGTGGCCAGAAGCACCAGATCAACAATGACAACTAAGCCAACAGCTGCTACTAATCATGCTGCATTACTTAAGCATGAAGCAATCTGTGCTGAAAGATGGAAACAGGCCTTTAAAAATTTTGATCAACTAAATGATGGCATGGCCAAGATTCAGTGGTGGATTATTGGAGCTATGTCAACAATGATGATAAGTATTTTATGCGGTATAACTATCGCACTTTATAGGACAATTTTATGAAGTTTCAAAAAATAAAAGGAATCATAGGAGCATTAGCTCCAACACTTGCAACTGGCTTAGGATCTCCGATAGCTGGAGCAGCAGCAACAGTTATAGCAGAAGCTCTAGGGTGTTCACCAAATCCAAAAAGTATTGAACAAGCATTACAAACAGCTAGTCCTGAACAAATTGTAGAACTAAAAAAAATGGATAAAGATTTTGAAGTCAAAATGAAAGAACTTGATGTAGATCTTTATGCAATTCAAACAAAAGATATCCAGGATGCCAGGAGCAAATTTGGAAATGATTGGACACCAAAATTTTTAGCAGCAATTACAGTTTTAGGATTTATTGGCTATATTTTTTACATAACAGTATTTCCAGTTTCTGATGCAGCTGATGACATTGTTATGTTAGCAGTTGGAAGTTTAACAGCTGCAAGTGCAACTGTTCTTGCATATTATTTTGGATCATCAGACAAGGAGAAATAATTTACATGGATACACAAAAAGGAATCTTTAATTTAGATCTAATAAAAGAGACTATAAGAAAACATGAAGGTCTTATGCTTTTTTGCTACGAATGTTCTATGGCAAAAACCAGTATTGGGTATGGCAGAAATTTAGATGATAGAGGTATTACAAAAGAGGAAGCTGAATATCTTTTAGACAATGATGTTGATAGAGTAATAGAGAACCTGGATCAATATTGGCCAATTTGGAGAGAGTTTCCAGTCAAGGCTCAAGCAGTTTGTATTGATATGACATTTCAACTAGGCATAACAGGATT